AAATTTTTTTTATGTCTTCTGGGGCGTTTTCTTGGTTTAGCTCTTTCAATAAATGCTTTAAACTTCTTAGCCATTAAGGCTTAGTCGGCCATGTTGCATTATTTACTTTATCTAATGTATCTTTACCTGCTGGTAAGTCTCTTAAATCTTGACGATATGTTGTCATACCATCTGACATAGTTACATCTGATAAAGCATAAAAATCTGTTTCAGCTAAGAGTCTATTTCTTTTAGATCTCATATCAGCTATAGCCCTATCGTATGCACCATCAGCATAGGCTGTCTCAGCATTATCCCAAGCTGTCTCTTCTTCAGCCGTAAAGGCTACTTGCACTCCATTGATTAAATGATGTCTTGCCATGTTTCCTCCTTAGTTAATTCCATATAAACAAATATCCCCAGCATCTATGTCGCCTGAACTCATTGAAAATTGTATTGCATCTACAGCAGATGTTGTATTTCCATATCCAGCAACATATCTATTTTGTGAAAAATTTGATTTATGAGAAACATTATTTGTAGCTGTAAAATGCTTTACAAAAGTCGTACTTGATGGATTGAACAAATGTAAATATCCAGATAAAGATTGATCATTATCAGCGCCAAGTGAATAACTTAAAGGTTGTGAGCCAGTTCCTTGTGCTAAATCTCCAGTAGTGTAGTAAGTTAAACCAGTACCATCTGCGGTATTTTCTCCATGATAAGAATAAAAATAAGTTGTAGTTTTAGCTACATTATAATTGGAACCACTATCTACACTCATATTAAAACTAAATGTAACATCATCAGTTTCAGGATGAATATTATTATAAGTAAATAAGTATTCCTTGTAAGTATCATCCAAGACTACATCGCTTGTTCCATCAACAAAAGATATAGTTGCAGATGATGAGGCAGTTTGTTTTTTAATAAACCTCATTTCTCCTAAAGCTGATATGCTTCCAAAGGTTGATGCTGATCTTACACCTCTATTATTTAGCTTAACTATTGACATTAACTATCCTTAATTCCATAGAGTTTGAATGTGCCAACATCAATATTTCCACTATCAAATGAAAACTGAACTCCATCTATTGCTGCTGTAACATTACAATAACCAGAAATAAAACTATCATCAGTAAAAGAGTTTGCACCATCATTACCCATATTAACTGATCTAACTAAAAAATGTTTTACAAATGTAGTAGAAGCTGGATTAAATAAATGTAGTGTTGTGCATACAGAAGCATCAGCAACACTTCCTTTAAATGTATTTATATGTAAAGTTTGTACGCCTGTTCCTTGTGCTAAATCTTTAGTTACTTCATATTGAAAAGCAGTTGCACTATCATTTTCATAATGACCAGCCGCGAAAGCTGTAGTAGTTTTTGTTGCGTCATAAGAACTTCCACCATCTCTAAAATTTACATTTAATTTAACATCATCACTTGCTGGATGAGCATTAATAATCTTAAATACATAAATAGGATATGTGCCATCCAAGACTACATCTGATGTACCATGAACAAAGCTAATAGTAGAACTTGAAGATGCTGTTTGTTCTTTAATTAAAGTCATAGCACCAGTAGGTAAACTAGATGCTGCTGTAATAGCACTTAAACTATTGTTGTTGTATTTAACCAATCCCATATAATTTTATAACTCCACTATCTATGTTTCCTGATGACATTTTAAATTGAATTTCGTCAATAGCTGAAGTCGTATTAAAATATCCAGCATGTGTACTTAAAAGACAATATGGTCCACCATTAATATGATTTACTTTGGACATAAAATGCTTAACGAAAGTTGTCGATGATGGATTGAATAAATGTAAATATCCTGATCCACAAGTATCTGAAAGAACTGCTTCACTAGCATCAGCTATATTATCAGTTAATTTCTCAAAGGCAGTACCTTGAGCTTGATCTTGTCCACTAGAATATCCTAATAAAGTATCACTACCAGCTTCATTATGATATGCTGTAAAAGCTGTTGTAGTCATAGTTTCATTATATCCACTTCCTCCAGCAGCATTTGCTTGAAATGAAAAAATAGATTTTTCTGATGGATGAATATTATAAAACTTAAATACATACTCATCATAGGTATCATCAATATTATCTGTAAAAGAAATTGTAGCTGAACTTGATGCAGTCTGCGTTTCTAATAAAGTCATAGCACCACCAGTTACTGCTGATGGTAAAGCTGTAATCGCAGACAAGGAATTGTTATTGGCTACTTTGATTGCCATTGATTACTCCTTAGGATATTTGTCTTTAGTTACTTTAATAGTAGCTTTCCAACCATCAATCCCATTGTGATAGATGTCATCTAATTGGTCTTTAATAGATGGATATTCTTCTGCTCTTTTTCCTTCATAAGCAAATTCATCTATTTTAGATTTAATTTGTTCTTTAGTAATACTTGTTGGATTATCATCATGCCAAGTTATAGTACAAGTATCTATATCTGTTCCTGAAACTGAAACTTGTGCGTCTGACTTAATTTTTAAAATTGCTTCTATTATATTTATCATTATCCAGCTATCTCCATTAATATTATTGTTGATAATGCACCACCATTTTGAACAAACGAAGCATGTGCCGCAGTTGCCTTATAGTACATTTTATATTCAGTCGAAGAAGTTGTTGATGGTGAGTCTAAATAATTCATACTAATACCGCTATGGGTAGAACCTCCAGCACTATAAGCATAAGAAATACCATAACTACTATCTCCTAAATTTGTAGTACCATCTCTATAAATTGTTGTAACACAATGAGATAAATTATTTGATGTGGTTTGTGTTCCTGAAACCATAATTAAAACTTTATTAGAAGTAGATGCTGGAGTAATTGAAGCTGTTAATGAAGAAGCAACAAAACTTGTGCTTGATGAGCTTTCTTGTGTTCCATAGGTAGCACTAACCACTTGTAAAACTTTTCCTCTACCAACTAAAGACGCATCTACTCTTTTAAGAGTACCAGCATCACTAACTAAAAATTCATCAGTTGAAGCTGGAGCTACTGCTAATTCTGTTTCACCAGAAATAATATCCTGTGCTAATTTTGCATTGGTTACAGTTCCATCACTTGGTGTTCCAAGATCAAGAACGTTACCTAATAAGATTACAAAGTCTATTACATCGCCTGTTGCCAGATTTGAAACAAACGTCAAAGTTGAGCCTGACACAGAAAATGAAGTAACTGGTGCTTGTAAAATTCCATTAAGTGAAACCAGCATATGATTTGCACTTTCAGGAACTACATTTGTTGAGCTTACTTGTAATGTGTAAGCTGCTTGTCCATTAACAACAGTAATAGCATCGCACTTTTGAAAGTTTCCTACTATTGGTTCTTTTCCTATATACATTTAATCTCCAAATAATGCTGATATTTCAGCATCGGTTAAGGCATCGCCTGATTTTAATTTAGCTTTGCCTGATGTTTTGTTAGTTTCTTTAGCTGTTTCAGCGTCTTTTAATTCTTGTATCTTTGCATTAACATCAGCTTCACTTGGTATTGTTGCACCATCTTTAATAATTTTAATATTGGCATAAGTCATTCTCTGATCGTTTGGAATTTTATTTCCTTGATCGTCATGAGTTTTCCATCCATACCAATTACCACCATTAAAAGTGTGTAATGCTTCTTGAAAATAATCTCTAATCATTTTATGTATTTCCTAATCTTATAAACATAGCATAAGTTATGTTTTGACTTGTAGAACCATTGGCAGTCATTGTACTACCAGTTTCTTTATATTGAGTAAATTTTACTTTATGAGTTGATGTGTTTGTTACATCAAAAATATGTTGATTTATAATACTGAAATGATAACTACCACCAGAAATGCTAGAAAATCCATCTGCGGCAGTTGTATAAGTACTATTATCTGTTGTTACTTTTATTTCATTTCCAACATGGTGAGATCCAGCAGCACCATCTCCAGACATTTTTATTGTAATAAGATAAATTCCTGTTGATGGAAAAGTAAATATTCCAGAACTTTCTGTCATTCCTGTACCTATTTTGCTATATCCATCTGTATCTGCTATTTCCCAATTTGCAGTTATATCTGTAGCAGATGTTGCCAATGTTAAATTAGCAGTAATTCTCCATATATCAGCTTCTGTAATTCCAGCACCAGATAATTTAGATGCAACTATAGCGGCACTAGCATTAACATCATCATTTACAATAGTACCATCAGCAATCTTAGCTGATGTAATAATTCCATCTGCTACATCAGAACTTGTTAAAGGTGCGTCTGTTGGTTTTTTACCTATAAACATCTTACGTTATCTCCATTATAGACAATGTGCCAGAAATTTTATCAGCTACAGAACAATCTATTTTGATTTCATCTGTAGTTTCTAAAATAACCTTACCTCCCGACAATAATTCCAAACTGGAACCTGCGGGGATCGACACATCTTTCACTAAGAATGATGTTCCATTTGTAACATTGTTAGCTCCACCTCTGCTACCTGTATCACTAACAAGTTCTACTTCTACAGTTACTGCAGTTGTATGAATGTTAGTAAGTATCAAGCCTAGCACCACTGTGGTTGTACTCCCAGCGACCGTATACATTGTATATGCGGTGCCTGCTGAAGCGGGTTCTGCTGCAAATGTAACTACCTTAAATGTATTTGCCATTTGTGTTTTCTCCTTTTATTATTAATTTAAACTATCCTAATGCAATTGCTAATGGAGTTGGGTCCAATGCATTTAATTGTGTTTGAATATTACTTGTAACACCATCACAATAATTTAATTCTGCTGCTGTTGAAGTGACATTTGTTCCACCTATATCTAATGTAGTCATTG